AGTTTGGATTTGCTAGTGTCAGAGATGCACAATATCATATGGCACTGTATGAAGAAATTGGTAGACATAGTTCTAAACATGCACTTATATTAAAGAAACGTCAGATAGCTTCTAGTTATTATCATGCAGGAAAAATGATAAACTACTTTTGGTTTGAAGAAGGTTCTATAAATAAGATGGCAGGATCTTTAAAAGACTATATTGGAGAAAAAGTAACATGGCGTTTTCTTGAAGAATATAGAAACTTTCTTAATACATATACAGGTTGGTATAGACCTTGTACACCAGATAAGATATTTAACTGGGAACAAAAGATTGAAATAAATCAGTCTGGTAGAAAAAGAGATATAGGTTTAAAATCTGTATTATTAGGACTTATATTAGACAAAGATCCCACAAATGGTGTAGGAGGTCCTTGTACTTTTTTCTTTCATGAGGAGGCAGGTATTGCCCCTAAAATGAATCAAACATTAGAATACTTACTTCCTGCAATGAAGTCTGGTATGGTATATACTGGACAATTTGTTGTTGCTGGTTCTGTTGGAGATTTAGATCAATGTGAACCTTTAAGAGAAATGTTAATGATGCCAAACAGTAAAGATATTCTTGCTGTTGAAACTGACTTGCTAGATGATAAAGGCACAAGAGGTCAGTGTGGATTATTCATACCTCAGCAATGGTCAATGATACCATGTATAGATAACTATGGTAACTCTCTAGTAGAGAAGGCATTAGAGATGATCAAAGAAGAAAGAATACAATGGAAGAAAGATCTTAAGCCTGATGATTATCAGTTGCGTATATCTCAGCATCCTATAACTATAGAAGAAGCATTTGCAAGTAGAAAAGCTGCCAAGTTTAATCCTGCATTAGTTGTATCACAAATAAGAAGAATAGAAGATGGTGCATACTATAAAGAATTTTTAGAATTATCAAGAGATGAAACTAATACAATCACAGCAAAAGAATCTAAAAAGATTCCTATATCTGAATTTCCTATATCTGCAAAAACAGAAAACAAAGAAGGAGTTCTTGTTGTATGGGAAAGACCTGCAAAAGATATAACTTTTGGAATGTATTATGCATCTATTGACCCTGTTGCAGAAGGAAAGACAACTACCTCAGACTCATTGTGTTCTATATTTGTGTATAAGACATCACAAGAAATTACCAAACATAAAGCTGATGGTACAATAGATTCATATGTAGAAAGAGACAAGATTGTTGCAGCATGGTGTGGCAGGTTTGATGACCTTAACAAAACACATGAAATAATCTCTTGAAAGATACCATGTGTTTTTTTTATTCTTATATATTACACCATTTCTACATTTATCTTTTTCATTTTCCCAATAGTTAATATAGTCTTTTGAACGCATAGGTGCATAACAATAGACTTTATTATTTTTTTCAAAGTTTGTTGCTTGTTGATTAAACTTGTATGATGTATCATCAAACTCATATTTACCTGGTTCCTTAAATAAGGACCACATAAACTTTACAAATTCTTCTCTTGTTTCAAAATCTGTGTGCGACCATACATCAGTTGTATCATCATATGTTGGTACAGATATATACATTCTTATGATTTGTTTGGAAATTCAAAATCAAAAAGTTGTATCAATAAACTTTCAAAAGAAGGGTCTCTATATATTCTGTGCTTGGCATCAGTACCATTCCAATATGCTTTATGATCTTCTCTATGAAATGCTGTCCAAAGTTCTTCATTGTGGTTATAATGAAATAACCAGTTGTATAATTGTTGTTTTTCCATAATGTTTACATTTGATCGTATCCTAAGTTTTGCCCTCCTCTTACAGAGCTTTTTTGTTCTTCCATTAAATCTTTATAAGCTCCTCTAAATGAGAGTCTTATAGGTTCAAATTTTGCTGCAGCATTTACAATTGCAGTTATGTTTCCATCTCTACCATCTGTTATTTCACTGTTACCCATATAACTTGCTAGTTTATCTAGCATAGTTTTAATACCCATGTACGCGCGAAATGTAGGAGTTTGGTACAATGTTTCACAAAGTCTCTTAGCATCAAGGATAAGGTCATCTTCCAAACTAAAATTAATAGTAAGCTGCGAAATAATAAGTTCTTCTTTTTCATGTTCTTGTGTGTCAAAAAAAGGGTTAAGATCTGGATTAGGACATGTCATATAAAATATGTATGCATATATGTTATGATAATCATCAGGATATGCATCCATAATAGCTTTTAATTCTCTCAGTGTGTAGCAATGTTCTGATGGTACAACTTGTCCATTGTTTATGTCAAATAGTCTAATCATGTTTTTTTTTTTTAAATTTATATCATAGTAAAAAGAATCTCCATCTTCACTTACCCATCTATCAGAATAAGATTCTACAGATTCAAGATTATTATCTACTTTTATATTTTTCTTTTCAATAGGAAAATCTTGTGTAATCCAGTTAGAGTCTTTCCAGTATATTCTATTATTTGGCTGGCACAACAAATATACCATCATTCAAGTGTCTTGTTAGACTTTCTCATTTTACAAAAGATGAAAAAGACAATGATGTTTATCATAATGCATATGCATTTGGTATACAATCTGTTGAAGGAAAGATACTTACATTTCACATTATGACAGATTATGGGATGTTAAGAAGCAGAGTGCCTATATCTGAAATATTTTTAAGAGAACCTCTAAATGATATACCAAATCATTACAAACAATTATGGGATTGCTTTTCTGAAAATGTAACAGTTACAAGATTTGATTACTTAAATGGAAAAAGATGCCAGGTAGCATTGAAAGATGGAACTAAAGTTTATCGACTTCTTAAAGGGGAAATTTTCCCGCTTGGTATTGGTTTTACAACTAAACCAGCAGCAGATGTAAAAGGTTTGTATTCTGAAAATGCAAGCTCGAATAGTATCACTTTTAAAGATAAAAGAGATGCAAAAGTATATTTTGATATTAAAAATAACATTTTTTCTAAAAAAAATACCGCTTTTATTTCCCATTTGAATAATGATGATGTAAAAAACAAAAAAGAAACTAATATGGATATTGAACAAATTCTTGCCGAACTAAAAGGTCTCCTTGTTGAGAAGAAATTCTCCGAAGAGGCAGTTGCCAACATGACGCAGACCTTCGCTGAAGCGATCAAAAAGAAAGACGCAGAATATCGCGATTCTATGACCAAAGCCGAAAAAGAAAAAGAAGATATGGCTAAGGAAAAAGAAGAAATGAAAGATTCTGTTAAAAAAGTTGAAGCTGAACTCAAGGCTGCTGTTGAAAAAATTCAAGAGTTTGAAAACTTCCAAAAACAAGAAGAAGCTGTTGCTCGTTTCAATTCCCGTATGGAAGTGATCGACCAAGGTTATGAGCTTGACGACGAAGATCGCAAAGTTTTGGCTTCCGATCTTAAAGAACTCGCTGCTACCGAAGAAGCTTTTGCTTCTTATCAAGAAAAGCTTGCCGTTATGTGGAAACACAAAAACAAAGAAGCTAAAGCAGCTTTCGAAAAACAAATTCAAGCTCGTATTGACGAAGAAGTCGCTAAGAAAATTTCCGTTTCGAATGCTTCTGAAACCAAAACCGCAGAAGAGCTGGCTCAAGAAGCTCTTGACAATGCTAAAGCTTCCGAAACCACTCTTCCAAACAACAACGAAGCTCAATCGCAAAAACCCGTCTCTTTCAAAGAAAAATTTGCTAATGCATTTAGCAGAGAAAACATTGTAATCTCCTAATTTAAACAAAAACAATCTAATAAACAAAATATATGGCACTTAGAACACTACCATTCAGACAGTATAACGAAACTGATGTTATCAACATGTTCGCTATGGGTACTGGATTCATTAATGAATCCGTTACCGACAGCGGCAATGGCGATGCTGGCGTTTTCGTTACCGTGGAATCTGGCAACCTCAATCTCGATACTATCGTGTATGACAGCGCTTACGACTCCTATCTCGGCAAAACCAATTACCCACACGTTGGAGTTAATCAATATCCTCGCGTCTCCCTCTCGCTGAAACCTGCGACTTCTGGCGATGCTCTTGTTGGTTTGACTCTTCGTCAAACTGCAAAGACTGACGAAAACGGTGAGAAACTTCTCTACTACCCACAAAAAGCTGAAGAGCTGATGTGTATGCTTCCTGGTCAAGCAGTTCCTGTTGCTAGCCGTGGTGTATTCACCCTTGCTGCTTCTGCTTTCGCTGGCTCCGTTCCAGCAATTGGTTCTGGTTTCAAACTTCCTAGCGGCGTTAGCGGTAAAGTTACTGGTTGCGCTAACAGCGATACCCAGAAAGTCGGCACGGTTTTGGCTACTGGCTCGCGCACAGCTACTGTTTCAACCGCAAATCTTTCAGATCCTTTGACTGGCTCGTATGCCATCGTTTTCTTGGGTCTCTAATTTTAACTTAGAAAAATAATCACATGAAAATTACCCTTAAAAGAACTCCTGAACAAATCGAGCTTGTGAAAGCTATGGCTTCGAAAAATCGCGCTATCGCGACCGAAGCTCAAGTTGCACTCGCTGAGTTCATTGGTCCTGTATTGGCTGAAGTGATCAACAACGCTCCTACGTTGAGCAACTTGTTCACCACTCTTCAATTCAATGCCGATGACAATCCTAGCATTCCGCTTGACCTCTATTATGATGTCAACGCTGAAGACTATATCGAAGTTTACAGCCAAAGCGCTGCTGGCGGTCTTCCTCAGAACCAAGTGCTTCCTACTGTTTCTGAAATGAAGATTCACACCTACACTCTTGACTCCGCATTGAGCTTCGATAAGCGCTATGCTGCTAAGAGCCGCTTGGATGTAATCAGCAAAACCTTCACTCGCCTCGCTCAAGAAATCCTTCTGAAGCAAGAGAAGACTTCTGCAAACCTGTTGCTTGGCGCTCTCGCCAACGCTCAAACCAACGGCAAGAAGCACGTTCAACGCGCCAACACCAACGGTCGTTTCCTCTTGGCTGATTTGAACGAACTGTTCACTCTAGCTAAGCGTATCAACACCTCTTGGGTTGGTGGCACTCCAGATGCTCGTCAAGGTCGTGGTCTTACCGACATCATCGTGTCTCCTGAAGTTGTTCAAGAGCTTCGCGCTATGGCATACAACCCAATCAATACCAAAGGTTCACCTGCTGGTGGCACTCCTAACGATGGTATCGTTGCTCCTGATGACATGAGAACTGCTATCTATAACTCCGCAGGTATTCCTGAGTTTTATGGTGTAGCCATCATTGAAATCAATGAGCTTGGTCGTGGTCAACGCTTCAACACTATCTTTGATACTGTTGCTGGTTCTACTGCATTCACCAACGCTGCTGGAGGCAACTCCGCTGCATTTGATGGCGCTGCTGAAGAGATCATCATCGGTCTTGATCGTGGTCGTGAGTCTCTGATCCGTGCTGTTGCTGTGGATTCGGAAAATGGTTCGGAGTTCTCTCTGACCGCCGATGACCAATACAGCGTTCGTCAGAAGAAAATCGGCTACTTCGGCTCGATGGAAGAAGGTCGCATGGTGCTTGACACCCGCGCTCTGGTTGGCAAGATCGTTTCGGGTCTCGCCTAATAGATTCAGGCTGGGGGGTTCGCCTCCCAGCTTTCAAAAAACCCACCACGCCTCTCAACGATGCGAACCACGGTGGGTATTTTTTTGCTTAAAATTGATATTTAAATGTTACCATAAAGTATGGCTAGAAAGAAAAAAATTATAGAAGAAACCAATGGAATGATTCAAGAGCCTGTATCTGAATCAATTGCCAGCGCCCCAAAAAGAACACTAATTCAAGAAATTGAAGAAATGAAAGCATCTGGCTTAGTTGGTACTCCAGAATTTACAGATAAAATGCGCAAGTTGGAAGTTATGTTGGGCGTGAGCGAAATCAGTCCATTCGGCACAAATGAGTTGGAAATCTTTGAACAGAATCTCGCGGAAATGTCTCTTTCTGATATGCAGAAACTTGCTCTCAAGATTGGCACAAATCCATACCACGAAAAGCCTGTATTGAAGAAGAGTCTTATTAGAGAGTTTACTGCTTACACACGCAATAGTCGCCGCAACATTATGCCTACTGCTGTGCAGTCGTTTGTTATCGACCACAACAATCCCAAGCATAAAGAATTATTGAAGCTCCTCAATAACTAAGTGTAAAAGAATACATGAGTACATTAAGTGGTTTAGCAACCAAAATATTTCAGACGGAATTCGATGGTGATACTGGCATTGTGCCACGTTCTTACATTGAAGCATGGCTTGGCGCTAATTTGGGGCTATTAAATACGCGCATCAATACATCTTATAGCGGAGTTAACGCTCCACTAGATCAAGAGTCTCAGGCTATCTATAAAGAGATGTATATGGCAAACTATTACCGCAAACAATCGCGCAATGCGTTGAAAGGATTAGTTGGAAACACAGATGGCTCAGATATTCTTTCGCTAAGAGATGGCAACAGCTCTGTTACATTCACAAATAAGAACGAAGTATCAAAAGTATACAAGTCTTTGGCGGATGAGAGCGAAACTAAAATTGATAAGCTTGCTCATCAGTATAATATGTATCAGTCAGAGCCTTTACAGTTAGGCGGATTGGAAACTGATGGTGTATTAACCATTGCTGATTACAATAGCTTTCTGTAAAAGCGGAAAGATATAGAAAGAGAAAAGGCGCTGTTTTCACAGCGCCTTTTTAATTGATTACGGATTGTCGCTAAAGAGAACGTACAATTTTCGCAATGGAGTAATTAAATCAGTAAACTGCTCCCCATTAGTTGCTGCGGCATCTAATTGAATAATGGCAGTTCCTGTATTTCCAGCATTGCTAGCTAAAATAGTATAATCGCTAAAAATTTCATTTGGCACTGTGCTATTCCAAGAATAACCTTCGCCTAAATATATAAATGGTGTAGGAGCGTAATTATTTATAGTTGTGCTATTTATTAGGCTTAATTGATTATTTTCCCATTTTATAATTCCTGCAAATCCGTTTGGAATTGAAACAGATGAAATTTTTAGCGATTATACTATTTTAGCTAGCAATGCTGGAAATACAGGAACTGCCATTATTCAATTAGATGCCGCAGCAACTAATGGGGAGCAG